TTTATTGAACTAGATGACGACTATACCGACTTTCAGTATCGTGTCTATAGCAATGAGAGACAAGTACCATCGCCAACACGAAACCTAGATTCGGTTTTTCTTTTATTGCTGGACTTTTACAAGCGCACGCCATTTGCCACGATATCAATGGCGCAGGGTGGGGACTTTATAGGAGGCAAGAATAATCGGATGGCGAAAAAGCCAACGATATTTCGTAAGTGCATGAACTCGTTTATTTGCTCTACGGATAGGAGGTTTCAGTTTATTGGCAGGATCAATGAGGACGTGAACACGTACGTCAAGCAGCAGAGCATTGGGTTGCTTATGGGTACGATCCCATTTGTATCATTAGTGCAAAAGACCACGCAGAAAAACAAGGGAGGCATGACGGAGTTGTATCTAGATAGCGGAACGTACGTAAAGAGCTTTTACACCGTGATGTTCTCGCCTTCGAGTTGCACGATCAAGCCGATGGGTGACAAGCACATGCGTTTGCACCATTCGATAAAATGGGACTACGCTGTGCCTAAAATCATAAACGAAAAATTCAAGAAGTGACCAAAACTGACATAACAAAAAGGGCGATGCTTGAAGCGTTGGAAAAATCGCTCGGTATTGCCAGCTCTGCATGCAAGTCGGTAGGTATCTCACGGGAGACGCATTACCGATGGCTGCGAGAGGATGCGGACTACAAAGCAGCAGTCGATTCAATCGGAGAGATGACCATTGACTTTGTAGAGAGCCAGCTACATAAGCAGATCCGTGAGGGTAACTCCACGGCCACCATTTTCTTTTTGAAAACAAAAGCCAAAAAGCGGGGCTATGTGGAGCGCACGGAGTTGGACATCTCAACGAGCAAGCAATTTGAGGTAGAGGTCATTGACACGGATCAAGACGAATAAGGTTTTCAAACACCTGCTCAAAAGCGACAAGCGCATAACAGTTGAGCAAGGGGGAACTCGCAGCGGGAAAACGTACAACATCCTGCTCTGGGTTATTTTTCATTATTGCGCTACCAATACGGGAAAGGTGGTGACGATATGCAGAAAGACCTTCCCATCCCTGCGTGCGTCTGTTATGCGTGACTTCCTGGAGATCCTGCGAGCGCATGATTTGTACCGAGAGGAGCATCACAACATGAGCAGCCATGAGTACCATCTCAATGGCAACATGATCGAGTTTATCTCCCTTGACCAACCGCAAAAGATACGGGGGCGTAAGCGCAACATGCTCTACATAAACGAAGCGAACGAGTTGTTTTACGAGGATTGGCAGCAGCTCATTTTCCGTACGGATGGAAAGATCGTATTGGACTACAACCCCTCCGATACGTTCCACTGGATTTACGATAGGGTAATCACCCGCAACGATTGCGACTTTTATCAGACCACGTACCTGGACAATCCCTTTCTGGATCAAATCATCGTTGAGGAGATCGAACGACTGCGTGATACCGATGAGGACTACTGGCGGGTGTACGGATTGGGAGAGCGTGGAAGCAACCGAGCAGCCATATTTTCATTCACCACGGGGGAGATCCCCACAGACGCAAAACTATTGGCTTATGGAATGGACTTCGGCTACACAAACGACCCGACCACCCTCGTGGGTGTGTACGAACACGGCACAAATCTGTATATGGACGAGTACATCTACCAGACGGGAATGACGAATCGGGACATTCACAATACCCTTGCCTCATTGGGGCTAGATAGGCGTGCAGAGATCTTTGCCGATAGCGCAGAACCCAAGAGCATTGACGAGCTGCACAAGTTCGGGTGGAACGTGAAGCCCACATTGAAGGGAGCCGATAGCGTAATGGCAGGCATTGATCAGTTGAAGCGGTACAAGTTGGTAGTGACCCCCCGAAGCAAGAACCTAGTAAAAGAGCTACAAAATTACAAGTGGGTGGAGGACAAGAACGGGAACCTACTCAACAAGCCGATTAATGCATTCGACCACGCCATTGACGCAGCCCGCTATGCGGTGTTCAACAAGAAGGCAAACCCTAACTTTGGCAGATATTCTTTGAGATGATATTAGTAATTGGAAAAGAGAGCGGGGTATTTTACCACCGCCTCCAAGTGCCATACGAGGACATGCTGATGCGTGGCTACATGGTGAAGTTTGGAACTATTGAGGATCTGGACAAATTGAAGGAACACGTTTCGTACCTAGTGGTCAACCGAGGCATTGCTTCAAAAGACCATCGGCAGTTCCGTGCGATGCTGAATGCGTACAATATCAAGTTGATCCTTGACATTGACGATTGGTGGAACCTCCCCCACAACCACTCCAGCAAGAGCCAAGTCAAAGGGACGCACATCATCAACACGATCAAAATCGCAGACCAGTTGCATACCACCAATGGGTACCTTGCCGAGAAGCTGCAAAAGATCAACCCGTATGTGCCCATCTGGATCCTGCCCAACGCCATTGACCCAAGACGGGAGCAATGGATGGGAGAGAAAACCAAGAGCGACACGTTACGAGTTGGGTACCTGGGTGCCTTGCATCACGACTATGACCTGCAATGGAACGGCATTGACCTTTCGGGTCACGAATCGTGGGCAATAGAATACTACCAACAAGCGATAAAAGCAAAGCACGCATTTGAACGGAGGGACTACACCAACTACGGGGAGTTGTATCGGGACATTGACGTGGCCATCGCTCCATTGGCACCAACCGAGTTCAACCGATGCAAGTCCAACCTCAAAGCCATTGAGGCGGGGTTTACTAAAACGTGCCTAATTGCGCAAGACATGCACCCGTACACGCCCTTCCTAAATTCCACCAATTCCATCCTATGCAAAACCGCATACGACTGGAAGGAAGCATTGGAGACAATCACCCCAGAGATGGCCAGAGGGCTAGCAGAGCAGTTGTACGAGGACGTGCAATTCTTCCACATTGACAATATCAACAACACACGAGAAAAATGCTTCGAAGAATAATCGTACCAAATTGCCTGGCCGACATCAAGCTGAAGGACTACCAACGCTTCATTGGTGCCAACCCTACCGAGGAGACGGGAGACCAACTTGCGCTATCAATTTTCTGCGGCATAGATGCGGACGAGTACCCCATGTTCCCAAAGGCGGACTTGGATGACATCAAAAGTTTACTGACATTCGCCCTATCGGAGAAGCCCCCATTGCGCCAGACCATAGAGCTGGATGGCGTGGAGTACGGTTTCCATCCCGACCTTGACAACATCTCCCTGGGTGAGTTCATTGACTGCCAGGAGTACATGCGGGAGCCAATCAAGAACGCAACCAAATGGTTGGGGGTATTGTACCGCCCAATCATCAAGAAGGGCGCAGGGAGGTACGAGATAGCAAAATACGACCCATCCATCCATGACGGAAAGGTATTTGAAGAAACAACGATGGACATCGTGGAGGGGTGTCTCATTTTTTTTACTCGTTTGCAGCTCGCATTGCAGATGAGTTCAGTGATGTGTTTGAAGGGGAAGGGGATCCGAGGGGGATCAAAGCCCAATTTGGAAAGCGGTGGGGATGGTTTGCAGTTGTCCATCAACTCGCTCAAGGCGATGTACTACATGTTGAAGCCGTCACGGAGGCACCATTGAAGCAATGCTTGATGTGGTTGGCGTATGAGATTGACAAAATCAAAGTGGACGCAGCCCTGCAAAAAGTAAAGTAAAAGGTTTACTAAACATGAAATACGGATACTATCAGTTGTGCGAAGCCATCCAAACGGCAGCCACAAACGCATCATATATCAATACGACCACGTGGGGAAACATCTTTGACGTGGACATGCGCAAGATGACCTTGTTCCCTTTGTGCCATGTGCTAGTTGGCCAGGCCGAAGTGCAGGAGCGGACGGTGATTTACGATGTGGACATCCTTGTCATGGACGTGGTGGACTACTCCAAGCAAGACCCGAACGTGGATCCCTACTCATACGAGGGGGTAGCAATGAAGCAGGACATCTATCACCGTGCCCTTTTTAGCGCACAGGAGATGATTGCGT